AAAATGTTTAATTTAGGATCTCCTTTTAAATTAGACCCTAATAAACGAATGGACAAGCTATCAGCTAAACATAAAGAACTTTATGATCGTTTTGAAATGGGTCAAACTAGTGAATCAGAAGAACAAAAGATGTATAAGCTAGAAGATAAAATGGATAAAGTAGGTAAAAAAATAAAAAAGAAAAAGAGTAAAAATAAATAAATACAAATTAACCAATTAACAAACTAAAAAATTAAAAACATGGCAAAATTTATTTCTATCAACGTAGTTGATAACACAAACAGTGGTGTTGCAGGAGCTTCTCAATTTGGAGAAGGCGAACACCTAATCAATGTAGACAAAATTATTGAAGTCACACAAACAGATGTAAGTACTTTAACAGTATTATTAGATTCACCAGTAGGTGCTGCTGATATTGTAACATTAGTTGCTTCAATAAAAGATTCAGGAGCTGCTGTAGGAGCTGGTAACATTCCAGTAACTCCAGCTGGAGCACCTTTAAAAGATGCATTAAACTATTCACTTACTGCTAACCCAGGAGGCGTTAAGTCTAAATGTATTTTAGGATTTGATCAAGCTACTCCTAAAAACAGAATGTACTGGAGATCATTCGTACAAGCGTAATGAAAAGAGGCTTAGGTGATAAAATAGAATCTTTCACTAAAGCAACTGGTATTAAGAAAGTTGTTGATGCAGTGTCACAGGGTTTAAACATACCCTGTGGCTGCCAACAGCGTAAACAACAACTTAACAAAATGTTTCCTGGAAAATAATGGCATTTAAACTCAATAACCCTCCATATTCTTATGATAGCACACCTATTTACAATGTAAGTATGGAAGAAGGTGTATTAGGTAAAGCCAATAATAATGGAACCATTATAATAAATAAAGATATTAAAGATCCTAAACAGATAGAAGACGTTATAAATCATGAGTCTATACACATCGATCAAATGAAAAGAGGTGATTTAGATTATGATGACAGTGCTGTTTACTGGAAGGGTAAGACATATTCAAGATCTAAAATGCAAGAAGGTGCTAAAAACCTTCCATGGGAAAAAGAAGCTTATGCCAAATCCTAAAAAAAAATTCAAAGATACTAAAGTAGGTAAATTCCTATTAGGTAAATCAGGTATTGTAGATGTGATTAGTAATATATTGCCTGATCGAGGTGCGCTAGGTATGATTAAAAATCTTATACATAAAGATCCAGACCTACCACCACAAGATAAAGAAATAGCTCTTAAGTTATTAGAGCAAGATATGACTGAATTACAAGAGGTTACAAAGCGTTGGGACAGCGATATGAAGTCAGATTCATGGCTTTCAAAAAACACAAGACCAATGACTCTGATATTTTTAACAATATCTCTTGTTATTTTTATTCTATTAGATGGGTTTGATATAGCTTTTAGTATTGATACTGGCTGGATCGACCTTTTAAAATCACTTTTGATAACCGTTTATGTTGCTTATTTTGGTTCTCGAGGTGCAGAAAAATTTAAAGCAATAAGCAACAAATAATTAAATTTAATAAAATGAGTGAAGTAAAATCAATGATTACCAAAGACCAATTAGAAAAGATTCAAGGCTTTCAAAAAGAACTTAATAAGATCTTAAATGAAGTTGGTTTCTTAGAAGCCCAAAAATCCGCAGTATTAGGAAAGTTCCATGAAGAAAACAAAAAGACTGAAGACTTCAAAAAAGAACTAGAAGAAGAATATGGCTCTATCAATATTAATTTAGAAGATGGAACATACGAACCTATTGAAAAAGAAGAGGATAAGAAATAATGTCTTCAATTATTAGAAAGATAAGTATTGGTTCTGACTACAAAACTGATGCTATGCACTACTCGATAGGGCAGTCAGTATATGGTGGTCATACTATATCACATATACTTTCTGATAAAGAAGATAATTCTTATAATATTTTTATCAAAAAACGAGACGAGGTATTGCCATGGAAAAAGTTTAATTCTAACATGGCAATCTCCGTTGAGTACGATTTAGAATATTAGTGAAAAGCTTATTTGATTTTATCGTTGAGCCTGTTGGCCAGCGATATTCTAATAATGTAAAAGTAGGTGACAAAAGCCTTATAATTAACACAAAGATAGAAAGTTTTAAATCTGTTAATAATATTGCTAAAGTTATTGCTGTTCCCAAAGCTTTTAAAACACCTATTAAAAAAGGTGACTTAATTATGATACATCATAACGTCTTTAGAAGATTTTATGATATGAAAGGTAGGGAAAAAAACAGTAAGTCTTATTTTAAAGATAATATGTATTTTGTTCAACTTGATCAGGTTTATTTATATAAACCTAAAAACAAATGGTTAGCTCTTGGAGATAGATGTTTTTTAGCTCCTATTAAAGATTTTAACGAAGTAGATACAGGTTTAGAACAAAGACTTATTGGTATAGTCAAATATGGAAATAGCTCGTTAGAAGCGCTAGGAATCAACGAAGAAGATTTAGTTGGTTTTAAACCTTTTGGAGAGTTTGAGTTTATTGTCGATGGCAAAAGACTTTATTGTATGAAATCTAATGATATTGTAATTAAATATGAACGTCAAGGAAACGAAACAGAACATAATCCTCGCTGGGCACAAAGCAGTTGAGGAATTAATAAAAGTGGCTAAAGAAGCTATTGTAGATTCTGATGACGATATATCTGCTGATAGATTAAAAAATGCCGCTGCAACTAAGAAGCTAGCTATATTTGATGCTTTTGAAATACTAAATCGTATTAAAGAAGAGGAAGATATGTTAAACGAAAAACCAAAAGAAGAGATTACAACTAAAGCTTTTGGTGGATTTGCAGAAAGAAGATCTAAGTAATGTATAAACAAACGTTATACAAAGTAGTTGATCACATAAAACCGCATGTAATAAAAAGATTAAACAAATCTAAAAAGTGGGATTATGGTTATAATAAAGAATATGATGTTATTGTTATATCTAAAACAGGTCAGATAGGTGAAGTATATGAAATACAAAATTTAAAAATAGCATTACCAAAGGAAAAAGATGTTAATAAAGATTTTGATACATGGCAAGTCCATGAATATCCTAAGGCATTAAAAAAAATTAAAACAATATTTGACTGGAAACAATACCCAGATGATTTTAAAGAAAAATGGTATGTTTATATTGATAGAGAATTTGCTAGGCGCCACGAAGGTTATTGGTTCACTAATAAAGGTAAAGCTACTTATATTACTGGTACTCATTACATGTACTTGCAGTGGTCCAAGATTGATGTTGGGCAAGCAGATTTTAGGGAAGCAAACAGATTATTCTTTATATTCTGGGAAGCTTGCAAAGCAGATAAACGTTGCTACGGAATGTGTTATCTCAAAAACAGACGGTCTGGTTTTTCATTCATGGCATCTGGCGAAACAGTCAACCTTGCCACTATCTCTAGTGATGCTAGATACGGTGTCTTGTCAAAGTCTGGGTCTGATGCAAAGAAAATGTTTACCGATAAAATCGTACCCATTTCCGTCAACTACCCGTTTTTCTTCAAGCCAATTCAAGACGGTATGGATAGGCCAAAAACAGAACTTGCTTACAGAGTTCCAGCTAGCAGATTTACAAGACGTAAAATAGATAGCAACGAACAGTTAGAAGAGTTAGAAGGATTAGATACAACTATTGACTGGAAAAATACAGGAGACAATAGTTATGATGGTGAAAAATTAAAATTACTAGTACACGATGAGTCTGGTAAGTGGGAAAAACCTGACAATATATTAAACAACTGGAGGGTTACGAAAACTTGTTTACGATTAGGTTCTAGAATTATAGGTAAATGTATGATGGGATCAACGAGTAATGCTCTTGACAAAGGCGGTAGAAACTATAAAAAAATATATGATGATTCAGACGTTACCAGAAGAAACCGCAATGGGCAGACTAGCTCGGGATTATATAGCTTGTTCATTCCTATGGAATGGAACTACGAAGGATACATTGATTCTTATGGGATACCTGTCTTCGAGACACCCAAAGAAAAAAAGAAAGGACCAGATGGTTTCCCAATTGAAATCGGAGTTATTGAACACTGGGAAAATGAAGTAGATGGTCTTAAGGACGATCCTGATGCACTCAATGAATTATATCGACAGTTTCCTCGTACTGAAAAACATGCGTTCAGAGATGAGACAAAAGCTTCTTTATTTAATTTAACTAAAATTTACGAACAAATAGATTTTAATGAAGATTTAAAGAACTCTGCTGTATTAACACAAGGTAATTTTCAATGGGAAAATGGAATTAAAGATACAAGAGTAGAGTTTACCCCTAGTAAACAAGGTAGGTTTATGATTTCTTGGTTTCCTGACACTGATCAACAAAATAGACATATAATTAAAAACGGTGTTAAACATCCTGCTAATGAACATATGGGTGCTTTCGGTTGTGATAGTTAT